GAGTTTACTTGCGGATGGTTGTTGGCAAGGTCCAGCAGGGCTTGCTTGATTTTTATCCATGACATAAGTCTGAAGTTTCAGTATGTTTTTTTTATGCGCTCCCATGCTTAGCAGTCGTTACACGCCCCGAATTGTCCGTAGGGGTAGGGGTAGTCAAGGTTGCTGATTCCCATCCTCCTGTTGCGGTCCAAGACCATCCCGGTTCGGTAGTTGGTGGCGTTCGGGTAAATGGTATCCAACGCAGAAGGTGGCGAGTTCCAAAGCGGATAGGAATTGCGGTTCTCCATCAGGTACCGGGTGATGCGTTCGGAGTACCACTCGGCATCGTTCTTGACCTTATCGGTCAGCCGGGTGATTTCCTCCATGCTCATTTGGGAGGACTCTTCGCTTGTTCTGCGAACCATGCCCTTGTTCATGTACTTAAAGGCCAACACCATCGGCAATTCGTAGTAGAGCCACTGAATCATAGCAGGCTGGATGTAATCTTCCAGCAGTGTTTGGTTGAGTGCAGACGTTGAACCGCTGACGACCTGCGTAACCAATTCCCCATACAACGGAGAGCCAACGATTGGCTGAATCCGCATCTCTTGGACCTTGATGACCGTTGGGCGTATCTGCGTGTAACTGACGTTCTCGTTGATTATAGAGTTGTCAAGAAGCGTTTCTTCGCTTATAAAGAGTGCCTTCATGCCTTCGTGATTTTATTGCCTTTACGGATGACCAACTGCTGCTCCCATACGTGCCTGCATTGGGGACGATTCACTCCGCTGGGCGTGTGATACCAACCGCCTCTGCGATTCCATACCGAATATCCCATGATTGCAGAAATCCCATCGATGTCCTCACGGGTATAAACCTTGCCCTGACCGGCCAAGTCAAGCATCACTTTGCAGAACTCACGGCTGGAACCTTTGTCCTTGTTGCTGAACCCTGTGGCCCAAGCATACTTGTAACGCACCTCTAAGACTGGCTCGGCAACTTCCTTCACGTTTTTGGGAAGGTTCTGCTCGGCAATCTTGTCCACGGCTCTGCTGATTGGATAGCGGTCCTTGGTTATCAAGTAGGCGACTCGCTTGGCGACCTTCGCCTTGCTGACCCCGAATTCCTTGGCCATTTCTTCAACGCTTGCGTCCCGGTTCTTTTTGCGGTAGGCTTCAATCTTCTTGTCCAGTTCTTTCTCCTCCTCGCCCAGTTCGGCAAAGGCCAAGCGGATGTTTTCGTCTATGTTGGTGTCGAACCGCATCGGCTTGGAGTGCATCACGACGTAATCGTCTGCATGGCATCCGAACTTGCTTGCAACCACTTCCAAGACCTTGAACTCTTCGTCGCCCCATCCGTAGTCTTCGTCGTCCTCTTGGCCCCATTGAGGCTCGCTGAACTCTTGGGACTGCACTCCGAGCATCGTGTCAATCTCTTGGGCTGATAGACCGAAGCCTGCTGATAGCATGGTCCGTGCCATTTCCAGCGTGATTTTCTCCTGCATATACTGACGCACGATACGCATCAAGTTTTGGTACTCACGGCCTGACAACTTCTTGATGTTCTCGTTTGATGCCAAGCCTTGCGGTGCAGTAGGTTCAGGACTGACCTCTACGGCTGCAGTTGCTCCTGCAAGACCCGAACCCTCTGCCTTTGCAGGCAGGGACACCAAGGCCCTAATTTCGTTGGCTGACATAGATTCCAAGACCTTGTTGGCAACCAAAGGAGAGAGTGAATTGATAGCCGTGATAACGTCTTGGACGCTTGATTCGGTCTTGATTTCAATCGGTGGCAAGCCTGCCTTCTCACGCAGTTCTGCGGGGGTCATGGCTTGAAGGAGAGCCTGTTCGCTCAACTGCTCCGTGATGGGGTTGGTAGGAATCAACTCCATGCCTTCCACACCGTTGAAAGACCCCAAGTAGTTTATCATCCTTTCAACCTTCTGCACCCGGTCGTTGACGTAGGTGGCCTTGAACAACTCGTAAGCCTCGACTAATTCAGTCCTTCCTCCGAGTTGGCCCTCCGTTTTGACACCGAATAACGCTGGATTTGTTACACGATGTGCAATAAATATCTCCTGCTGGATAGCCTTGTTCAGTATCTCAAACTGCTTGTCCATGTCGCTCGGTGTGAGCGGTTCAAGCGTAGGAGCCTTGGCTGCATCGTCGTTGAAGGTTACAACGAACCTTCCAGCGTTGTCGGTTCCCGAAAACTTGCGTTTGATTTGACGCTCGATGTCGCCCTGTTCTTCGGGGGTCGGGATGCCGTTGTTGAAGTTTATCAAGTAACCGCCCCAAAAGTTGTTGCGAAGATTGTTGTTGTGGAAGTTAGCGACCTGTACGTCTGCCTCAATCCACGCATTCCCTCCGATGTATTCGGGCAAAGGGTAGTGCTTCACGCCTGCTGCATAGACCCTGTAATAAAACAACTGCTTTCCGAGGCGATTCTCCGAGTCGAAGGCAGGGATTTTCTCGATGTCCCCGACCTTGGGGAACAACTGCATCATGTCGTCATTGTACCAGTCAGCGACCTGAAACATCTTCTCCTCTTTGTCCACCCGAATTTTCTCGAACGGGACGTGTTCCATCTTGGCAATGGTCCCCAACTTGGACCAAGTAACCGCAACCGCAAACCCGTTGAAGATTTCCAAGTCAAGGACCAGTTTCTCCGTGATGTCGTTGAGGTCCTCCGTGTTGGACATTCCGTCAAAAAACTTGATGAAGCGGGCCTGTTGCTCTACGGTCAAGTCCTCCCCTGCCTGCCAGCCACCGCCCATGATGTAGTTCACCTTGCCGTTGACGATGGCATTGTGCTTGCTGCTCCTGCGATAGTTGTCCAGCAGGTAGTAGGGGTACTCATTCGCAAAGCCGTAGGTGATGTACTTGCCGGAGCGATTTTCCAGCATCACGGGAACCTTATGCTCTATCCCAAGCCATTGGGTAAAGTGTTGAGTAGATTTATTACTCATAGCGTGTGGATGGTAAATGAAAGGGCTGAAATCGTGATGCTTGCAGCGCTATCGATTGCGTTGATGTAGATGGTGAATTCATCATTGACCGAACCCGTAACGTAGGCCTCCGTATAAATCGCATGGCCGTTCGTGTGGGTCGTGGTGATGTCAGTCATTGACTGGTCTATCGGTGTGCCGTTCTTGGCGATGAAAACCTTGATTTGGTTGTTGTTATTCTGCGCCAAGACTATAGACGCAGCAATGCGAAGGGTCGCATTCGTTGTTCCTGTGTAGGTCAGCGAGTTGGTGGTTCTTGAAAAATTGTAGGTTGACAAAACGCCCGATTGCATCGCACTTGTCAACTTGACTCTTTGACCTTGCGTCGGAGTGAAAGCCGTGTTGGTGTCAAGGTAAAGGTTCGCAAATCCCCGCTCTCGGTTAAGCGTTGCGGTGTCAGCGAGGTCGTCGAATAGACCGCCTACACGGGATGCGGTGTTCGCCCCGGCAGCGGTTTCGTTGGTGATGGTTAATGCACTCGCTTGGAGTTGGCTTCGTGTTTGTACGCTCATGCGAAGGATTGGTCAAAGGTTGAATCGAATACCCTCACGCTGGATGCGAGATAGGTGTTGTAAGTAATCGTATTGGAGTAGGTATTGAAGCCTATCGTTGCGGTTTGTAGAAAAGCCAAGCCCGTTTCAACGACCGCCAAAGCAGCGGCAACCGTGCTATTGGTATCGTAAACTTCATACTTATACGAGCCTGTTTCAAGCGACCCCACGGCAAGCGAAAATTGGTCATAGCGGTTGGTATAGTTGGAAAGGTTGGTAGATTTCAGCAGGGTGAAATCGGTTGTGGTGTTCTTTGCGATGCTCGTGAGTCGCAAGATGTAGCGGTCCCCCGTGCTGGAACGCTCGGTCCAAGTAACCGTCAGGGTGTTGGTCGTGTCAGGGTTCAGGTAAAGCATCTGCTTGTAAATGTGCGATGCCCCCGAATTTCACAATTTGCGCCCAATCTGCCTGTACAACTCGGCCCGCTTCTTTGCGGTTTCAGCCACGTTGAACTGCTTTTTGATGTCCCTCGTTAGGTTGTCAGCCAAGCCCTTGCGAAGGTCGGGGTCAAGGATTAACTGCTTGATATACTTGTACCAGTCCTTGGGTTTGTTGTAAGCCACAAGAAAGCCATTCTCTCCGTGCTTGATTACGTCCGTGTAGGGGATGGTTTCGCTTGCGATGATGGCCTTGTTCATCCACCCTGCCTCGACCACCTTCAACTCGGACTTCAGTTTGTTGAACTTGGTATCTCGGAGCGGTGCAAGGGTAGCGTTTACGAAGTTGTAGCCTCCGACATATGAGTAGATATCCGCTGCCTGAATGCGTCCGTAGTTCGGGTTGTTCCCTTGGTCGCTTATGATTTTCTCGTAGCCCTCATATACCGGGTTGTTGTCGTTCCAACCTCCGAGGTAGAGGCGGTACTTGCCATCCAAGTTTGCGTCCCAGCGTAGTTTCTGCATACCTTCCCTAAGCAACTCCATGTCCTCGCCATGCTGCGCACCTCCGAACCATCCGAACTTGACGAGGTGCTTGTCGGGTTCTTCCTCCGGGTTGGGAATGAACTGCTGATAGGCTTCGTAGGGTTCATTCTGCAAGATGCTCAAATTCGCATTTAGAGGCCGTATGCGAGAGGCAAGGTGTTCGGTGGTACAAGTTACCCAGTCAGCCAATTTAATGTGTTTACGAATGACCTCTGCGAGTTTGGTTTGATGATAGTGGCGGTACATGATGTGGCCACTCTCAAGGACCCAGTAATCGTCCAAGTCAAGGATAACTTTCGCCCCGTATTGGGTCAGGGCTTTATAGACGTTCTCTACCTGCTCCATCGTGCCTTGACACCACAAACGGCTGAACAGGAACAGGTCAATGGACTTCAACCCCTCGTCGCTGATGGTCGTGATATTCTCAACGCAGACGTAATCAAACTCCGGGTAGTTGTCGCCAAGGTAAGCGTTCGGCATTTCAAGGCGGTAGTAACTGCACCCGGTTGGATGGGCGTTGTAAACAATACAAATCTTCATGGCCGTAAAAATAAGAAGGGCAGCCATTGCTGACTGCCCCTCTCAAACCTCAGTGATGAAAACCTGATGCGAAGATACTACGAACCGAGTATCTGCGTAGTCGATGGTGTAAAGACTGTGGATGCGATTAGGAACATCGGGTCAGGCTCCATTCCGGAAAGCGTTATTTCGTAGCCGTTTCGGTCGCCAAAGGCAGTACCACTTCCAGCGGTTCCAGCGGTTGCCTCAAGGCCATTTATAGCACCCAGCAACCAGTAACGACTGTTGTTGTCTTGAACGATGACGATGACTTTACTACGAGCGAGCAAACGGAGTTCATTGCGTACTGCGACTTGCATTTTGTTGATGGTGAAGGTTACTTCAGGTGAGTAGAAGATTGTGCCATTCTCCATGCTTGCGTTCAAAGTTTCGGTCATGGATGACGTGGCTTTGGTCAAGTCGTATTCAAAAAAACCGCTTGCATTGTATCCGGTGAACCCCGTAACCGCACCTGAA